ACAGTGTTCAATGTGTCCTAGCTGCCCTTGCAAAGCAGAAGGCGCACATTAAACTGGATACAGACTCGACGTTCCAGAAGGATGCTGCCAAGGTTTTCTTTGATGTCTACAAGGGGGATTTCAAACTCCTCTCAATTGAACTTCGCTATAAAGGAGACTTTCATTCCCAACCACAGTTCTTTGCAACCATTTCCTCAGAACTAAAGCACCTACTTAAAGGACGGTTTTCAAACATTCGCAATATTATAAACTGATGGCAAAAAATACCCACCTTGAACACCTGGAAGATGATATTTTAAATCATGGATCTTCTGGTGGAAAAAATGCAATTTCTTTTTTACGTGAACTTGGTCAAATGCTAAGTGAACCAAGATCTTCTATTCGTATTACAACTAAGTGGGATGGCGCTCCTGCTGTGATCTGTGGAATTGAACCTTTGACTGGATTGTTCTTCGTTGGAACAAAATCAGTATTCGCGAAGACAAATCCAAAATTGATGTTTACTCCTGCGGATATTGACCAGAATTATTCAGGACAACTTGCTTCCAAATTGAAGGCATGTCTAGAGCATCTACCTAAACTCGGCATCAAAAATGTTATTCAGGGAGATTTACTTTTTACTGATGACGTGAGTATTAAGACCATTGGTGGGGAGAGGGTTCATAGTTTTCAACCAAATACTATTGTATACACTGTTCCTGTTGATTCTAAACTTGGATCTAAGATTTCGCGGGCCAAAGTTGGAATCGTGTTTCATACCGAATATAGTGGAAGTTCTCTGGACAGTATGAATGCATCATTTGGTGTCGATATCTCATCCTTTCAAGATACACCTGATGTTTATGCTGCAACCGCATCATTTCAAGATGCGTCCGGTGTCGCCAACTTTTCTCCAGCAGAACTCACCAAATATAATTCCGCTGTGAATATGGCGGAGGGATCTTTGAAACAAGCGTCGGCGTTTTTGGATATTTTGGGAGAAACTGGTGACGGCAAATTTCTACTGTCTACCTTGTTCAAGCAATATTTCAACACATACATTCGATCTGGAAGGGAGATTGCAAATGTAAAAGCAGTTTCTGATGGATTTACGACATATTATGCATCTCTCCTTGATAAAGAAATGTATAGCAAAAAGACTCCAGCAGCTAGAGATAAATACCTTAAGATAAAGACAGATGGTTTGTCATTTTTATCTAAGAATGGTAGGTCTGTATATTTTACAGTTGCGTCTTATATGAATTTGCAAAAAGCAAAGAATCTTGTGATTCGTAAATTGGAAAATGTGAGAGATTTTGGAACCTTCTTGAGAACTTCTGATGGTTATAAAGTAACAGCTCCTGAGGGATTTGTTGCAATTAAATCCGGATCTGCTTTGAAATTGGTTGATAGACTTGAATTTTCGCGAGCAAACTTTACTGCCGATAAAAATTGGTCATCCGATTGAAACGATAAATAAAAATGCAAGTTTTATAAATATGAAAAGTTTCTCTAGATTTCTCTCAGAAGCAGGTAAATCACAGGCAGTCATGCAAGCAAAGAGGCTTGGATTGACTGGAGATGGCCACGGTGGATGGTATGATAAAGACGGGGAATTTGTAGCAAAAACTGAAGGTGGAAAACTAAAGTTTTACAATAAATCTCAGCGTCCTGGGCAAGATCCTCCCCAACAAAGAACCGCTGCAAATCAATCTGTTGCTGCAACTCAGGCACAGGAACCTGCTCCAAAGCAACAACAATCCACTTCTCAACAGGAACCACCTACTGAAGAGGGTGACGTTGAAGACAGAGGAACTCTTACTATTGCCTTTGGTAGATTCAATCCACCAACAATCGGACATGAAAAACTTCTAGATTCTGTTGCCAAGGTTGCTGGTAAAGGTGACTATAAAATATATCCTTCAAGATCTAATGATCCAAAGAAAAATCCTTTGGATCCAGATACTAAGATTGAAGTGATGCGTAAGATGTATCCTAAGCATGGTGAAAGGATTGTGAATGATGCAGGGTCCAAAACCATTTTCGATGTGCTAAAACGAGCCCATGCTGATGGATATTCATCGGTCAATATCGTTGTTGGTTCAGACCGCCAAGCAGAATTTGAAAAACTATCGAAGCAGTATAATGGTCAACTTTATGATTTTGCGGATATTAATGTAGTATCTGCAGGAGAAAGAGATCCTGATGCTGAAGGTGTGGAAGGAATGTCCGCATCAAAACTTAGAAAGGCAGCTGCAGAGGGAGATTTTGCCACATTTAGAAATGGTGTTCCATCATCCCTGGATGACGAAGCTACAAAGCAACTTTATAATACTCTTCGCAAATCCATGAAAGTTGCTGAATCATATAATCTGTGGGAAATTGCTCCAAAGTATGATTGGATTGGTTTGCGAGATAATTATATCCGTGGAAATATTTTTAATGTTGGGGATGTAGTCGAAAATATTAATACTGGATTGGTTGGTAAAATTATTCGCCGTGGCGCTAATTATCTTATTTGCGTTACAGAAGATAATGTTATGTTTAAACCGTGGATTCGTGACGTTGTTGAATGGACCGATCAATCAGGAGTTCCTTCTGATCAGCGATTGGTTGGAACTGATGCGCTTAGAAAGTATTTAATGAGAATGACTCAAACAAAGAACATTAAAAATTTCATAAATAAGTATAAGAAGAAGTAGCAATTGTTGAAAGATGTCCGTTAATCCTCTAAATGCGATCTCTGCTGTTTATGTGAAGGAGGTCCTTGAGCCCAAATTGGGCAAAGAAAGGCATGATACTGGTAAACACGTTGAGAAGGGAAAGGATGATGAAGAATCATCTGCAAAGCGTGTTCGCCAAGCTGTTTATGATATTAGATATCGCTCTAAGAGAGAAGGTGTCAAGGTAGATCAGGCATATGGTCAGTATATGGGGCATACGACCATGACTGGACCTGAAAAACTTGCTGTAAAGGAAAAGCTTGGATTGGTAAATCCAACTCCCGTTAAAGAAGAGAAAGAAGAGCATAAGGATCACAAATATCAGATTCGTGTGACAGACAAGGAAACTGGTAGAAGTTATGTGCGTAAGGCCACCCGCGAAAAGATTAACCAACTTCGTTCAAATCCAAATATCAAATCAGTTGAGATGACTGGTTATGGGAAGGCATATGATGCTGAAGCAGCGCATGGGGAGCAGACTGCAAAAGTAAAATCGGGAAGGGGTCTTGATAAGGTTGGGCATGAAGACAGAGATATTGATAATGATGGTGATCATGATAAGACTGATAAGTATCTTCTGAACCGCAGAAAGGTTCGCTCTTCTGCTATTTCCAAAAAGTCTCATGGCGTGAGTGAAGGTAAGGGTTGGTATGATCCCATGGAGGATCCTGATTTTGATCATGATGAGGCAGAAGCAAATAGAGGTGTTTCTGGTAAAAATAATCCTCCTGGTGGAAAGGCTCCTAAAAAGGATAAAAAGATCAGAAAGGAATCGTTCTCAAACTGGAGATCTGATTTGCGTGAAGTTGCTGATGAAATTGAAGAAAAGCAAATTAAGGAAAAGAAGGTAAAGAATAAGGTCGTTATTAACCCAACTTTGAAGACTGAGGAGATGGGTGCTGCTATTTCTGAAATCGGCGGTGTTCTTCTTGAGACAGTAATTCAGGATGCAAATGGAAATGACTATGTTGAATTTGTAGATCTGATTACACCAGAACCTCTTATTTCTGAGGCAGAGATTGAAGAGAGCATGTCGATCAAAGATTACAAGAAGAAGCGCAGTGCCCTCAAGCAAAAAGAAAAGAGAGCAGCAGATAAGATTGCTCCTAATCGCAGAAAGGATATTCATACCGATAGACTTTCTCCTGAGAGAGCAGCACGTCATCGCGCAAATGTAGACCCCGACTTTGAGGGTAATGATGAAAGAAACTATCCAGGTGGTAAGTTAAATCCAAAGAAAGTTCGTAAGGCAAGGGCACTTGGGGAACTTGGTGAAGGACTTGTAATTGAAGAAGTTTTTGATGAGTTGATTTGTGAGGGATATGATCTTGATTTGGTAAGTGAAGCACTTGAGTATGCTATTGAAGCAAGAGTGAGTTATGGGCATGATACTGAAAGACCCGCTTCCGTAAAATCCAAACTCAAGTCCAAAGCAAAGGAGTTTCTTGGCAAGTTGGCAGTCTCTGCATATAATAAGGCAAGAAACCTGAAGCAAACTGTGGAACCAAAACTTCAAAGAGCAAAAACTTCCGTAAAGCGTGGAATTAGAAAGGCGGCACAAAAAGTTGTAGACGCCATGAAAGAAGAGATGGTCAATGAAGTTGCTGTAAGTGGAAAGCAGCAGAAACTGATGGGCATGGCTCTCTCAACAAAGAGAGGTGAAATGGAAGCACCTTCTGCTAAGGTTGCTGAACTTGCTAAGAGCATGACTGCGAAACAACTTCGTGATTTTGCAAAGACCAAGCGCAGTGAATTGCCAGAAGTAAAAGAATCTGCAATCGTTGATCAGGAAACCCCAGCGGATGATAAAACAGTCTCAACACAAAGGACCGCTGAGAAAAAGCAAGATGCTTTAAGGAGACTGCAACTTATGAATCTGAAGAGAATTCAGATGAAGAAGCAGCAAGTTGAAAAGGAGAGACTCAGACTTCAACAGCAGAATAAACTTCCCGTAAACACTGAGGAAGTTGAAACTGTAAGTGAAATCACCCGCTATGAAAAGGAAACCGGAAAGGACTTTAAGACCGGAAAACCAGTTGAGAAGGGTGGAATTCAGGATAAGGCATACCAGAGCGTGAAGAAATCCATCCGTAATATGTCCGGAGGTCGCCCTGCAGGACAGCGCAAACAGCAACCCGGCAAGAAGCCACCTAAGGCTGGTGAGTATGGTGGTCCACAGTCTCCTGCGCAAAAAGTAGCACTTCGCCGTGCTGCTACTAAGAGATCTCAGGAGATGCAGAGCTCTAGATTTGATTGAATATATGAATTGAGATAAATAATACTGGATATCCAATCTATTGGAGGTTAATTCTATGGAACTCGCAGCAATTCTTGCATGGGTTCATGCAAATCAGGCAGCACTTGCAACCGTAGCCTTTATTCTTTCTGAACTTCTTGGTGCTTGGCCAA